TGCGCTGTTTTACTGGGGGACCATTTCACTTTGTCTGCCCAGTAGGCCGCTGATAGCGGCCCTTTGGAGATGTTTTTGGCATGACGGCTTTTGAAGGCTTGTCTTTGCCCTGCGGTTTGGTTGGTTTTGACTCCTTGTTGGCCAAACCGGATGGTTTTGACAACCCCTCCGGATTTGGCGACGACAATATGAGATTTGGTTGGGTGGCTTGGTGTACGCTTTGGTTTGTTGTAACCGGACACACCAGCCCTCGCTAGGCGTGGGTCTGGTTTTTTACTTGCCACGGTGGGACTTGCCTTTCATAAGTTTACCGTCAGGCATAACATGATAGCCTTTGGGGGCTTTCTTCTTGCCTTTGGCACCGTATTCTTTCCGCTTTTCTTTGGCGGATTCTGTACGCTCATGCTTTTTGCTTTCACTGCCCTTCATGTTCATACCTCCGTATGATTTCTAAGTCCAGCACCCATGCTACAGGGATGTGGTTGATGTCCCCAACACATTCAGGGTTGGGTAGTTCTGATTCAAATATGGTACCAACTATGGTTACATAGTTGTCTTGCACATCGTGCCATATTCTGCCCATAGTGGTGGCTGTGGCATCTTTTGGCTCATAGGTGGCCACATCATGCCAGCCTGCGGCTGGGCTATAAGCGTCCCTCCAACGGACCCGAACCTCTGACCACTCAGGGATGGCTTTGATAACTTCCAGCATCATTTCCATTAGTCTAGGACCACCTCATCTGTGTCACGCAATACCTTCAAAAATAGGTAAGCGGTTCCTGCGCACAGACCTGTTGCACAAATGCACAAGCCTGTAAGACTGGCCACCAGATAAATAGTCCACTTCAACACTGTTTTGTCTCCGCAACTAGAAGAATGATGCTCCCATTTGGGAGCATCACAATAAACCTTGAATCTAACGGAACGCCACTACGCTAACGCTCGTGGCTTACAGTTATCCTTACCCCCCCTATAATCCCCCCCACTGTTCCCCAACCCGTTCCCAAGGAACAAAACCACCAACAGTGATGGCAGACCTACTTGACACACGGCAAGAAAAATATCTGAACTGGCTACTGGTCCCAGCACCAATGCGTCAGCCACGGACACAAGAACAATACGCTGCGGATAATGATATTGACCCAACGACCCTGCGTCGTTGGCAGAAGAAGCCACACTTCAAGCAGGAGTGGCAACGCCGTGTGGAAGAACTACAGGGGTCCCCTGAGAGGACCCAGAAGTTGCTGGACGCTATTTATGAGCGTGCCTTGGGCGGAGACAACAAAGCCGCACACTTGTACCTACAGGCAACCAATAGGTTGGCTCCGACCCAGATTACGGTGGAACACTCCTCTAAGACCAGCGAGATTTCGGATGCCGAGTTGGACCAGTTAATTGCTTCTGTTGCGGCCGCAGAGCGTGCCGCTCGTGATGAGAACCATTGAGTGCCCTGTGTGCGGATGTGAGTATCCGCCGGAGGCTACCCGTTGGTTGTGTCCTGAGTGCAAATTCAAGGATTCGTGTTGCGATGGCGAACCTCGGGTTCGCCGTATGAAACCTGAGGATTGACGGGAACAAGTGAACTAATTATATGGCTACCCCTGCTACAGCAAATATTCGTGTTATGCGTGGTGACACGGAAATTATCATCGTCACTGTCACTGGTGACGATGGGGTAACCCCCATCAACATTACCGGACGCTCTTATTCTGCGCAGATTCGTTATGAGCGTAACTCGCCTACTATTGCGGCCACTTTTGCTTGTGTGGTTTCTAATGGTGCTGCTGGGCAGGTGACGCTAACCCTTAGTGCTATTGATTCTGCTACTTTGACTGATGGGGCTGCTTTCTGGGACCTTCAGGAAAACAACGCTGGGATTATCACTACTGTTGTTGCAGGTAAGTGCACCATTCTGGCTGATGTCACAAGGTAGCATCTAGTGGCTGTTCAGAACATTACAGTCTCTCGCAGAGACGAGCAGTCTGGTACAGCCCGTAGTGCTGTCATCACTTTGGTGTATGCGGCCAATAGTGGCCCTCAGGGGTCTGCTGGTGCTACTGGTGCCCAAGGGGCTGTAGGTGCTCAAGGTGCACAGGGACCTATTGGGGCTACTGGGCCAACTGGTTCTCAGGGTCCCCAAGGACCGCAAGGTTCTCAAGGTCCTCAGGGCACACAGGGGGCTACTGGTGCGCAGGGAGCCACGGGTTCGCAAGGACCACAAGGTGCAGTCGGACCGCAAGGCCCACAAGGTAATGTTGGCGCACAAGGCCCCCAAGGTGCCCAAGGTGCAACCGGACCGCAAGGTGCTCAGGGTCCCCAAGGTGACATCGGCCCTCAGGGACCTCAAGGTGCCGTCGGTCCCCAAGGACCGCAGGGTAATATTGGTCCTCAGGGTGCGCAGGGCGCACAAGGTTCTCAGGGTCCACAGGGACCCCAAGGAGATGTTGGCCCACAGGGGGCGCAAGGTGCTGTTGGCCCAATCGGTCCTCAAGGACCTCAGGGCGACATTGGACCCCAAGGTCCACAAGGAGCAACTGGTCCACAAGGTGCGCAAGGCGCAACTGGTGCACAAGGGCCACAAGGAGATGTTGGGCCACAAGGTCCTCAGGGGACTACTGGTCCTCAAGGAGCAACTGGTGCGCAAGGTTCTCAAGGTCCACAAGGTCCTCAGGGTGACATTGGGCCACAAGGTTCTCAGGGTGCTCAGGGTGCCACTGGGCCGCAGGGACCGCAAGGTGATATTGGACCACAAGGGGCTACGGGTCCCCAAGGGCCACAAGGAGCCACTGGTCCACAGGGGCCTCAAGGCCCACAAGGGGCCATTGGCCCACAGGGTTTCACAACTTTGGATGGCGCAACAGATGTGACGATTACTTCGCCGGTAACAGGTCAGGCATTAGTGTATAATGCTTCGTTGTCTCAGTGGGTTAATACTACAGCATCCACTGACCCAATGAATGACACTAAGTTTACGGCGATTATAACAATGGATGTAGGAGTTTAATATGGCTGTTGGAGACAGAACAGAGACACGACTGGTTGGCCCAGTTCAGTTGACCGCCAGCGATGCTGGTGTTGGTTCTGCTGTCCCTGCTAACCGTGTGTGGGTTTTGAAGCAGGTTGTCTTTTGCAATACTGGTGGCACGGAGCGTTTGGTGTATTTAGGCATTGGCAGTGGTACTGCCAACCGTGTTGTCCACGCACTACCTGTGGCACAATATGACACTGTTGTTTGGGATACTGCTTTGGTGTTGGCTGCTGGTGAGCAACTGTATGGCTATAGTGACACAGGTTCAGTTGTGAATGTTGTTGTTATGGGTTGGTCTAAGGAAGTTTAATCATGGGTATCTCTAGCGGTGTGGGCAATGTGAACACCATGCCTGTTGGCATGGTGGTTCCGTTTGCTGGTTCTACTGCACCTGCAAACTGGTTGCTATGCGCTGGTCAGGCTGTTTCCAGAACACAATACGCTGGTTTGTATTTAGTGCTGGGAACTATTTACGGTGTAGGTGATGGTTCTACAACCTTTAATCTTCCCGACCTTAGGGGTCGGACTATTGCTGGTTTGGACAACATGGGTGGTTCTGCCGCTAGTCGTTTGACTGCTGGTGTTTCTGGTATTGCGGCGACAACGCTGGGTGCTGCCGGTGGCGATGAGCGTGTTCATCAACACACTCACGCCCAGAACGCTCACACCCACACGCAGGATTCGCACAACCACGGCATGAATGACCCCGGCCACGCTCACGGTGTTTATGACCCAAGCCACGCCCACGGTATGTGGACCAAGACTGGTGCTGGTGGTTTTGGTTCTGAATGGCCTGCTCGTGCGCTATATGGTGGCGACAGTGCGTTCACTATTTGGAACGCTAATACTGGTATTGGTATTTATGGTGCTACTACTGGAATGTCTAACCAAGCAAATACGGCAACTAATCAAAACACCACTGCAACGAACCAGAACTTTGGTTCTGGTTCTGCACAAAATATACCACCAACAATTGTTTTGAACTATATCATCAGGGCTTAATATGTTTTACTACAAGGAATATCAGAATCCAGTTACTGGAGA